GCGCAACGGAGACACGGCCGTGCTCGGCCCGGTCGCCCGCGACGCGGTGATATCCTCCACCGTGGTTCCGGTGAAGCTCCACGTGGCCGTGGCCTTGTCCTTCAGCGGCAAGTTGAGAATCAACTCATTCGCTCGGTTGCCGATGGCGTACTCGTACTCGTCGGTTCCGACACCGCCGAGATCCGGGTAGAGGCCCTCGAAGCTGTACGAACGCTCGAGGAAGCGATCGTCGTCGGCGTCGGCGGTGACCGGCACGTTGCGCACGAACCGCCCGAACATGATGTCCAGGTCGCCGTCGTTCGTATCGGTCGCCGAGAGGTTCACGTCGAGCTTGTCGAGGTTGATGGTCGCGCCGTCGATCGAAACGATCCGCGCGTAGCCGAAGTTGTCGTCGGTGCCGGCGTCGTCGAAGGCGTTCTGCACTGCCCCGGTGCCATCGTCGGAACCGATATGGATGTACTGGCCCGGGAACAGCCCGAGCGTGGCCCAATCCGTGATCTCGGACGCGGACACGAGCGTCGCCGTGCTGCCGGCGACGGTCAGCGTGACGTCACCGGTCGCGACCCGGAGGCCCGCCACCTGGAGACTCGCGTTCAGCGCGGGCGTCTCGGCCGAGAGGCCCGCGACCGTGATCTCGGTCCCGGACGGTGCGAGATCGGCGGTGATCGGCTTCAGGCCGTTGTTCGCGGCGGCCGTGTAGCCCTTGGCGTACACGAGCGTGGCGATGCTCGCTGTCACCCACTGGACTTTGCCGGCGAGCAGCGCGGATGCGGTGTCGATGGTGTAGCCCGTGCCGGTGGCCGGCGGCGGGGTGGCACCGCTGGCGTCCTTCATGTCGAACTCGACGTTCGCGTACTCCGCGTACGCGAAGCCTTCCGCGAAGTCGGTGAAGGCGTCGATCGTGAGATCCGCCTCGATCCCCGGGGTCGACTCCTCGTTCGTGGTCGTGCCCTTTCGCCGGCCGCGATCGGCGGAGATGGGACGACGCGCGACCTTGGTGATCGTCGCTCCGTAGCTCGGGATGTTGTTCGGCTCCAGCACCCGCCACCCGGACGTGGGCTTGGTGCCCAACGTACTTTCGACGGCGTACCGGAGGCCGAAGTTGTTGGTGTTGACTCTTGCCATCTTCAGTACTCCTATCGGGTCTCGGTATAGACGAACACAGCTTCCATGACGATCATGTACCACCCATCGCTCGGGCCGATCTCTCGCACCTCTGCGCTGTTGAACCTGATCGTGTTGCCGGACAAACTCACTCCCTCAAACAGCTTGGCTGCCTCATCGGCAAACCCTCGCAACTCGCGAGACCCGCTGTTGAGCGGAGCAAAGAACTGGACGAAAAGACTGCCGCCACGATCAAACTTTCGCTGGCCGGCACCGCCAAGTGTCTCTTGGCCTGAAAAATTGCTTCGCTTTGCCATTCGCGCCCACGGCAAACCCGCGGGCGGGGTGAACGCTTCGTTGTCGCACTCCACTCGGCTCTTGTCTGTCGGAAAGCCCGTGAAGTTGTCGAGAAACAGGCTGTACATCGCGTCGGCGGCGGCGACTCTTGTGGTCATCGGAGCCCCGCCGGCAGATCGACGTGGATCGCCCTCACAATCGCCGCTTGGACAAAGCCGGCCGGCGCCTGTGAGGAAGATCCCATGTTCAGTTGGATGATGTAGGGCACGTTGTTCGTGATAAAGACCGGGCCTTTATCGACCTTGTACGTCGCGGCCACCGTCACAATCCCGCCTTGCTGCACCTGTTCGCGAGCGTTGACTTCAGCGCTGATTGTGTTCTTGCCAGTGGCCAAGAACTTTTCCTTGGGGTTCACCACATCGTCAGTCACGTAGGGTTGCGTGATACTCGGCACCCAATTGGCCCTTGCCCAACCGGTGTCAACCGGTGTGCCACCCTCAGTACCAGGGCGAACGAGATTCGCAACGATATCGAGAGTCAGCTTGCGGATGATTCGGTCAATGAACCCCTCGAGCGAACTGATAATGACGGTGATCTGGTCGACCATTACCCATCCGCTTCCAGTTCCTTGCGGAGCTTCTCCGAGTCGACATCCAACAGAATGGCCTTCAGTTCCTTCCGGCGCACCTTCTTCTTGGTGCCATCGGGGAAGGTCACCTCGAACCAACCCTTGCCACAGTCACGGACCGGTCCGTCGGTCTTGGCCGGCGCCTGCGGGCTGTCGGAGAGAGCCAGGTAGCCGGCATCCCACCAGCGGCGCAGACGATTGATCCCGAGCTTGTTTCGGATTTCCTGGGTGACCGGGTCACCGCGTTTCTTCTTCTCACCCATGATGGTGAGATGCTTGAGGAACATGAGATCGGCGTGCGGATCCCAATGCTCTTTCCAGTGGCGCAACTTGCTCATGGTGTCTTCCTGGTATACAGCGCGACGACTCCACCAGCCGTTGACGTGGTCAGGTAGCGCAGTGACCTGCAAGGGACGGTTGTCCCTCCGGGCACGTTCGCGAACGTGACGGAAGTTCCGTCAAGGCGCTCGAGGAGAAGGCTTCCGGTGGTGCCAACGAACACGGCATGCGCGGGGCCGTCGGCGTACAACACGTTGATGGTTGCCGCCGCGTAGTGGTGGAAGATTTGTTCGTTGACGATTCCCATTGCATTCCTCCGGGCGAAGAAAGCCCCCGGCGCCGGCGCCGGGGGTCTTTGGTTCCGTCTTGGTCGCCTACGCGATCGCGGAGATGAAGAACGAGCCGAGATCGGCGGAAATGAGCTTCTGGTCGAAGGCCATCTGGATCTCGAGCTTCGTCGCTTCCTTGTCCTCGTTCCGGATACGCTTCATGCGCGTCCCGAGCGCACCGGCACCCATGAGGCCGGTCCACGAGAACGTGTACCCGGCGCTCGGGGTGTAGAGCCCCGGGCTCGAAGGCGCGTAGGTCAGGAGCGCCGTCTTGCCACCGATGAAGCCGATGGAGTCGGTCGCGCCCTCGATCGCGGAGTTGTAGACCGCGTCCATGACCAGGACCTTGTCCACCTCGAAGAGCGCGGCGAGGTTCTGGCGCATGACGATCGCCGGACCCGTGGTCTGCCCGCGGTCGAGCCGGCCGACGATGTCCGGGTGGTCGAGCATGACGTCGTACACCGAACGACCCAGGGTCAGCGTGTTCGGACGCTTGCCCGTACGGCCGTGCATCCGGCGCGCGCCGGCGCGGATGTCCTCGATCGGCGTCGACGCCGCATCGTTCCACTGGAGGAACTCCGCGGTCGAAGGCGTCGCATCCACGCCGGTGAAGTCCGTCGTCCAGATGCTCGCCCCGAAGAACGCGGTGACCCACGCGAGTTCCTTGCGGATCATGCCGGCCTGGGCCAGCCCCTCGGTCATCTCGAACTCGGCCTTGAGCGGCGAGTCGTAGTTGGCGAGAACCTGGTCGGCGAGCATCTCGTGGAGAGCCCACACGTCGCACTCGTACGAGCCGGTGGAAACCTGATGCGTGCGCTCGGCCGACTCGGTGCCGGGCGCCCGTTTCTTCATCTGGTCACGGAACCATTCCCCCTTGGGAATGGTGAAGTACTTGTCCGTCTGCTTGGGGACGGGCAGGATTGGGAATGCCTGGTCCGCCACGAAAGCTTCCGGCTTCTGCGTGAACGCAACCGCCACGTTACTGAGCGGTCCGTCGACATGGACGTCGCCGCGTCCCGGTGCATTGATGGGCACTTGTCATGCTCCTTTCGGGTGCAGCGACTTACGAAGCCGCGTTCTTGAACGGGTTGAGCCACACTTCGATGATATCGCCGTCCGCGGTGGCCGCGGTCTTGGCGACGCCCACCACGTAGGTCGCGGCGCCGGCGGATGCCGCGGTCTTGGCCTTGCCGGTCGTGACGGTCGCGGCGACCAGATCGCCCACGGAGATCGCGGCCGAAGCCTCGACCTTCATGACGCCGGGCTGGCTCACCGGAGCCACGGCGAAGAGCTTGGTGTCGGCCGACGCGGCCTCGGCGGAGACACCGTCCACGCGGGCGTCGGCGGTGGCTTGGAGGTCGAACTTGCCGTCCGCGGCGAGCTTGACGAAACGGTAGATCGGGACGGCGCTACCGGCGGTTCCGGTGAGCGTCTGGATGTTCTCAGCGGTGGACATGGTCTACTTCCCTTCCTTCATCTCGCGCTCGGCGAGAATGGCGGCTTCGCCCTCTTCGGTCAGGAACGCCTTGGCGATCGCCTGAGCGTCCGTGAGCTTGGGGTCTGCGGTCTGGAGCGTCTTGGCGATCGCCTTGACCACCGTGTCGGCGTCGACGTCCGCGTTGGGCGTGGACTTGTCGCCGATCTCGACGAAGTTCTTGCCGAGAGCCGCGTCGGCGACCTTCAGCGTCTTGAGAGCCTCGTCACGGGCCTTCTCGTCCTTGATCCCGTCGATCGCCTTCAGAAGCGCGGAACGCTCCTCGACGGTACCCGGCAGGTTCTTGAACATCTCGGCGCGCTTGGTCAGGTCGGATTTCTCCACCTTCGTCTCGGCCGCGACCCGTGCCTGGCGGTCCTCGTCCGACTTCTTGGCCAGCGCCACGAGACGGACGTCGTCCGACTTCTTGTAGATGCTGCCATCGTCGGCCTTGTAGACCACCTTGTCGGCCGCGGCGGCCTCGGTGATCAGGGCGTCACGCTGCTCGGGGCCGAGCGTCAGGAACTCGCCCTGCTTGCTCTTCTCGAGACTGTCGAAGTGCGCACGATGCGCACCCGAGAGACCCACAACCGCTTCCGCACGCTCGGCGCGCTTGGTCACGGCGTCGTGATCTTCCGGGCTTACCGCCACGAGTTCGGCGGCCTTTTTTCCGTCGGGCATGGTTGCCTCCATGGAAGTGCCGATCGCGTCGGCGGCCTTTTCTGCCTTGGTTTTCGTCTCATCGAAGCTGGCAGAAGCTTCGGCGAGTTCACTCTTGGATACCAGCACGCCGATACCGTGGGTGTGCCCCTCGGTGTCAGCGAGAATGATGTTTCCTGCGTCGTCCATGACCCAATCGTGCGAGTGGCCGTCCACCCACGACGTTTTGCCGGCGCGAAGCTCGGCGACACCGTCCGCGCTGGCGGTCAGCCCAACGATCAGGTGCGAATGGCCGGCGACCGGTGTGGTCAGCGCCATGCGCTTTTCCACATCCTCCGGCTTGTACCCCTTCTCACCCTTCTTGGGCTTGTCCTTGCCCTTGTTCTTGAACTCCTCCGGCAGCTTGCGCTTCATGATCGCCATGACGGCGCCCTCTTGCGCGGGGAAGTCGCACGAACTGATCCGCTTCATGGTGAACGAAGTCATGATCGCCTTGCGCTTCTCGCCAGTTTTGGGATCGATCATTCGACGAAGTCCGTTTCTCCGTAGGCGCCACCAATCGAGAAGCCCTTGCGCTCACCGGTCTTGAACTTCTCGAGTTCGACCGGTCCGGGGGCCATGGCGATCAGTAGGCCGTGCTTCTTGGCTACGATGCCGAGCGCCTTGGCGATCTCCGGCACGAGCGGGAAGATGAAAGGGGTGTATCCGTGATCGGTGTCCGGCTCGTGCATGTCGTCGGCGACTGCACCGTTGCGCACGAAGTCGAGAGCCGACTTGACCAGCCCCGCCGGCAGAACGTGGTCATCCTGCGTGTCGAAGTAGGGCTCACCGTCCACGTGGGTGATCGCGGCGTAACCGAACACGAGGCCAAGCTCTTCGCTGACCTTGCTCACTTCGACGCGGTGGTTGAACTCGATCGTACTCATGACTTCGTGTACCTTATGGTCACCCATCCGGCGGTCGGCGGCTGCGCCGTCCAGTCTGACTTCCCGCGGAACAGGATGTTTGTGGTGTCAACGCTGATGTCGAGATCGTTGGCGGCACCGCCTACGGTATGGTTGTGATTGAACCGATACCACGTGCCAGAAGCCGCTTTGAGCATCCCGAAGAGATCGACGACAACGTCGAGCCCCGTGATTCCGTGCGCGGTCTCCACCTCACTGTCATCCGGCCATTCCGTGATCACGACGGTCTTCTCGAAGATCGAGGTTGACCCGTCCAACCACTTCAGGCCGGTGTTCTTCTCGACGATGGAGGGTGACACCCCTCCGCCCCCGCCGCCCTGTTCGGACTGTTGCAGGACGTCAATCGTGACGGCGTCTGCATCCTCGACCTGACCCGCTCGGGCCGTGCTGAGAATGGGTCTTTTGGATTTCACGACACCCATCTGATTACGCCGATTTCGTGTAACGCATGGTGATCCACCCGGCGAGCGCCGCCGGAGAGACCCAATTTGCTGGCGAACGAACCAAGAGGTTCGTCGTGTTGGCCAGAACATCCAGGGTGTTATCGACCCCCTCGATGGTCTTCGCGTGGCTGACTCGATACCACGTTCCGGTGGACGCCTGAACCATCCCGAAGATTTCCACGACCACGTCGAGCCCCGTGATTCCGTGCGGGTTGCTTGCGGAACTGTTGACCGGCCACACCTCGATCTCGACGGTCTTCTCGTAGATCACGGTCTCACCGTCCAGCCACGTCAGACCAGTATCCTTCTCGAGAATGGTGGGCGAAACCCCGCCGCCGCCTCCGCCGCCAAGCTCTGACTGTTGCAGCACGTCGACTTCGACGTCGTCAGCGTCCTCGACCTGATTTGCTCGGGCCGTTATCAGAATGGGACGTTTGAATTTCTGCACACCCATTTTAGGCTGTTTTCGTGTAAAGAACGGTGACGTAAGCTTCGGTCGGTGGTCCGGCTCCGGCCCAATTGGAGATCGATTTCATCATGATATTCGTCTGATCGAAGCCGATCCCGATGGTGTTATCCGTTACAGTTGTCGTCCACGACTCACCGAACAGGATCCGAACTCCATCGGATGCCTTGAACGTCCCGGAAGCGTGGATCACCACGCCAAGATTCACGATCCCATGCGCCAGATTCGCCGTGCCGTTGTTCGGCCACTGAGTGATCGCGATGGTCTTCTGGTAGACGATCGTGGTTCCGTCGATCCACTTCCGGCCCGTATCCTGCTCGTCGGTGCTGTAGTCGACCCCGCCGGCGCCAAGCTCTGACTGTTGCAGCACGTCGATCTCGACGTCGTCAGCATCATCGACCTGATTTGCTCTGGCCGTTATCAGAACGGGACGCTTGAATTTCTGCACACCCATGATGGTGGGGGTCGCTCCAGTTGGATTCTCAAATTGATAGGGTCTCAATATACCCATGTATCATCTTGAGAGTCAAACAAGATCCTGAGAAAAGTCTCAGGCTGCGACGATTTGTATCGGAGTGAGACCGCCGGTGAGCAGTTCAAGCGATACAATCCGGGTGCCAAGGGTGCATCGGCACTGGATGATCTCGTTCGCCGGCGCTCGGGGATCTCCTGGGAAGCGGAGGATCACGCCGGCGCCGCTGATGAAGGGATTCCCGAAGAGCCGAAGCTGGCCGTGCATGGTCTTGTGGGTACCACGCACGCGCTCATCCCTGGCCGTGTTCCATCGCTGCTCGAGGTTGTTCGGGTCCAGCAAGCCCTCACCGATCGCCTGGACGAACATCGCATTGCCGCCCTCATGCACGGCCCGAAGCGCTTGCGTCCGTCCAATAACAGTTGCACGGTGGTGAATCCACCGGTCGCGGTACCGGTCGACCATCTTGTCGATCTGTGCGGCGGTGAGCGGAGCACCACCGGCCGCCGCCCGACGCACAACCGAATCGAAGCGTCTGTCCCGCAACTCCCGGGTGAGCGAAGACGCGCCGCCTTCCTCGAGAGCCCGGCGGTAGTTCTCGACGTACTGCACCTGTCTCGCAGTGAGACCGATCGATTCACGGAACGTCCGGGCGAGTTCCTTCGGGTTCTCCCCACGTCGGATCCCGTGGACGAGCGCGAGATTGGTCGCTTCCTGTTGCTGGAGAGTGAACCCGGAAATGACGTCCATCCGCTGCGCTCGCATCGCGCGAACTGCCCACTCGTTCGTCTGGTCGAAATCGATGATGATCGTGCCGAGTTCACGGTTGAGTTGCTTGGCCACGTCCTGAGCAGCATCGATGAAGGCGTGGTTGGCGGCCGACCCGACCGAGCCAACGGACGAGATCACGCTGGCGAAGGCTTCCTCTATCCGGCCGGTGCTGATCAGTTCGGAGACGAGATCGAGATCGATGGACACACGCGCGGCGACCACCATGGCGATGAATGCGTCACGGATCACTGGCTCGTTTCGGTCGAGCGCGTTCTCGAGTTCGATCCAGTCGGATGCCACGTCTACAGCCGCCTTACCTGCATCGTGTAGGTTGCCGCATCCGGGTCACGATCGATCTTCTCGATCGAGTAGGTACTCCCCTCGATCGTGACTTGGTCTGCGGTGGTTGGCGCCGTGGCGCCCCCGTTGATCGTATCGCCGATCAGGACGACGATCTTCGTGCCGTCGGCAGCAAGCGTTCCACCGACGTTCCTCTTGCGCTGCGAGTCAATGAAGCCCTTGCAAGCATGGCTGACCGAGGTAGGAATGGTCCCGCCAGTCGGCTGCGTCGGGCTTCGTGTTCCTGCGGTGTAGACGATCAGCGTCGCGTCGAGCACTGCCGGCCCGATGTTGGCCTTGATCAGTCCAGCGATATCGACGCCGAAGAGGTTGTTACCCATGGTTACGGTCCAAGCTCAAATCGTTGGTTTGCAGTCGACCACCGAATCGTATCGCCGTTGTCTGGGTTACCCTCCAGAACATCCGAAAGCGAGAGGAGACGCGGAATGATGATGGGTGAGACAATGATAACGCCATCGTCCCCGCTCTGGAAGAGAACGTACCCGACGAAGACCGTGAAGTCTGGAGCGATGGGTCGGGTGGACGTGAGGCCACCGGCGACCGTCGAAGACAGGTAGAGAAGCGTGCCCGCGATCCAGTCTATTGTGCGCACGCTACGCACGAGCCCGACGGTCGTGACGTACCCGCTGGCGTTTTTCACGATCGCTTCAGTGGTCATACCAACCACACCGGTCGTGATAATCGAGTCGGCCTTAGCGGGCGCAATCTTCGGGCGGCTGCCCTGTGCACCGATAACGTAGATCGGTGTGCCGTTCGGGATGTCATCGCCGGTCTTGTTCACGACCTTGACCACGTGCTCTTGACCAACCTGGAGTACCACGTTGCCGCCGGGCAACCCGTACTCCAACGTGCCATCCTCCGCATTCCACTGGAGTCGGCCCTCCAGTACCCCGTCAAGAAAAGTGGTGCGAAGATCGACGTGGTCCGTGTTCACCTGAGCCGCTTCAATGGCCGGAGTGAGAACCGGCCGCCGGATCTTTTCAACTCCCATTCTTGATCACCACGAACCCCTTCTTGTCGTCCTCGGTCGTGCACGCGGCCACCGAGTACTGGCTCGTCACGTCTTCGGCCTCATCCTCCGGGCCGTCCTTGTAGAAGACCTTGAACCGGTCTTCTACTTCACCGTCATCCTGCTCGATATCATACAGCGTGATAATGAGCATTTTACGCGAATCCTTCCGATCTCTGGTAGTCGGCTTCGTCGAATGCGCTGTCGCAATCGTCCCCCGTCCCTTCAGCCACGGCGATCGAGGAAGCGCCCGTGTAGCACTTCACGTAGTCGTGCGCGACCTGCGGCAACCGGTGGTCTTGCGCCTGTCCGATGGTCGGTGTGAAGAACTCGACCTTGGCCGAGCCGGCGGCGGCAGACTTGACGTTCGATCCGGTGCCGGCGGAAGCCGCGGCGGCGTTGTCCACGAGGATCGCGCCGGAGAGCCACGCTTGCGCTTTGAAGATGTCGTCCGGGGTGGTCCCGTCCGCGACGGCCACCGCATTGCATGACGCCCCGTCGCGCGGCCACTTCCGCGGCTGGCCGGCGACCGTCTTCGTCCCGCTCGGGTTCGTCCCGCGATCCAGCCAGTCGGCCGCGCCGGCGACCGCCTTCAACCGATCATCGCTCGAGGCCGCCGCCCACGCGGTCGCTTCCGGCCCGAGCCGGCCGTTGAAGAACGTCGTGGTGTTGGCGACCGCTTCGGTGAGCGCAAGCGCGTAGACCGAGAAGTCGTCCGCCCCGATCGTGATCGTATCGACTACGGCCATGTTACCTGTACTCCTGCCAGTTGATTGCTGCGGCACAGACCGAAGTCCCGAAGTCGGTCACAGAAATTGTAACCGTTGTGGGATTCAGCCCGTCGATATCAAGCGTTATCGGGAAGCGTCCGGCGATGCCGGCGACTGCATCATCCTTGCTCTGCACCGAAGCCGGCACGTAGAACGAGAGCACCTTGACACCACCGGTGAACGACGTCGCCACTTCATCGAACTCTATGCCAGAATCCGCATGCGCGGAAGCCCACGAAGCGGCGGTGAGCGTCGTGTTGACCCACACCTCAACCAGTGCCAGCCCCGAGCCGGTGTTGACAACACGGATGCCCCGCAAGAGCGTTGTGATCCGATTGGTGAGGCCAGCGAAAGTTGCCTTCGGCCGAATGGACAGTAGCGGGTCCGCGACGCCTGCCGCTCTTGCATCTCCGGAGTTCACCGAGAACGGGAAACCGGTTGCTTCGTCCGCCCCGCCTTCCGACATGACGGCAGCACAGATCGCGTGCGCGTCGAACTCCTCATCAGCCGAGATCGCCCCCGTCGCCTCGATCTCGGTCCGAATCGGCAACTGGCCCGTGCTCATGTAGACCGTCGGGCGCACGTTGGCGTTCAAGAACTCGTGAGCGTACGTGATCACACCGTCAATCACGAAGCCCACGCGCACGCGGCCGACGCCGAGCCACTGGAGATCGATCACGAGAATCTGCGTCTTGTCAATGGCCAGTTCGCTGAAGGTGTCCAAGTTCCAGTCTGCTTGCGCAATGCGCGTGTCGACCACGGATCCCGTCGCCTTCGACCGAAGAACAAGCCACACGTCGCCGTCGATCTCTTCGAGGAAGATCCCGTTGTCCCCGTCGAAGTAGCCCGCGCGCCGGCGCACGTTCGGATCCGGGGCTCCCAGGACGCCCGTCAAGAGAACGAGTTGCGACTTGCCGGGCTGATAGCGGTGGTACTGCCGAGTCTGCCGGAGCACCTTGTCACCCTCGACCAGAACACTCATCTTCACCGCGGCTTCGTTCGGGACGTGAACGCTCGTGGCGGCGCCGGTGAGTTGCTCGTCCCACAAGAGCGGCTGCTTGTCGTATACAAGCATGCTCTCGAAAATGGCCGTCGGGTTGGAGACGCGGAGACGGTCGAAGGCGTCAAGGTTCGCACCGTCTCCGATCGCCACGCAAAGATTACCTCCCTTCGTCACGCACGCAACATGGTCCGAGTTGCTTGCTGGATCTCCGTAGATTCTCGTGCTGCGCCTACTCACCAGGGTCACCGGGGCCGCGCGGCGCGTTCGGCTGGCTGCCGGTGGGCTTTTCGGCCACCGTTCTCGACGGGGTGGGCTGCGGTAGCGCGGCGTCTTCGTCCACCTCCGGCGCGTGGGACAGCCCGGCCAGTGCGCGGACTTCGTTGACGGCCGGATCGTTCGGCATGAGCGGTGCGCCGGCGGTGGCCATGTCGCGGAGGATCTGCGCGATCTTGGCGATGTCCTGGTGCTGCACCTTGTCGGGACGGAAGGTCGGCATGAGGCTCTCGTCCCAAGCGTTCATCTCGAAGAGCGGACCAAGGAAGTCGTCAGAGAAGATCGCCACCAGTTCGGTGATCGATGCGTCGACCATCTTTCCGAACGCCTCGGTCTTGTCCTTCGAGAGAGCGAACGACCCGGAGGAGTCACTGCCCAAGAGAAGATGCTCGACGCCGAGAACTCTCGCCATCTCGCGGTTGAGCCGCTCGATCGCCTTGGCGATCGCCTCGTGCGGTCCGCCAGATCCGGAGAGCAGTTCGATATCCCACTGCTTACTGTTGGTCGCCGGCTGTTGGTTCTCGCCACTTGCGCGGTAGGGTGCGGAATCGAGGAAGAGAGAGGTTTCCTTCCCCTTGAGCGCGCGCTTGATCCACTTCTCGATCGGCGCGCGGAGCGCGGCGGCTTGCTCACTCGTGAGTTGGCCGTTCTTGACCAGCTTCTCGAGTTCGGTCAGCGGGCCGCGACCAATCGGCGTGCCGCGGAGATCGCGCTCGAAACCCCACGCCTCAAGCAGTTCGTAGCGCGCGAGCGTGGTGGCCGTCTTGACCAGGTGCCGGAACAGCCCGAGCCCCGCCGGGTTGTCGTCCAGCGTGTCGTCGACCGCGTAGATGCACTTGTGCCGCGGGAGGTACTTGTCCAACTGCGTCTGCGGGCTGCGCTGGATGATTCCGACCACATCGCCGTTGTCATCGGTATCCCACCGTTCGATGGTGATCTGCGGGCGCGGCGCGATGTCCCGGTAACCGATCGTGCCATCGTCCAGCCGCTTGGCCGTCCACTCCTGGACCGAGAAGCCATGGAAGCGGAACATGGCCGTCCGCCTCACGACG